CAGGATATCTTTCAACATTCCGAAGACCTTTGCTTTAGTATAGGCCGCAATCGCAGTAGTAGAATGATAACCCTCTTCTTTCTGAGCTGCCTGAGCAACCTTAGAGAAGAACAGTGCATCCGTCTCCGGCACTACCTGAGTCTGTTCAAAGGTTCTGGAGATATTCTGGATAGATGCTGTTGCGTTCGTCTCATCCACATCCGCTTTATCTACCAGGAAGGAAATATCGCGGTCATGAGTAACTGTAAACGGCACATCTTTCTGCACGTAATTACCTTTATTCCATCCGCCATTGCGATTATGATTCTTGTATCCGGATGTGGACATCTGGGTAAAATGGAAGGTTTTGGCATCCAGCCATCTTACGTTAGTAGTTACAAATGGGGACGTTAATGCTCCCTGCATAAGGATTTCTAAAAGTTCCGGCTCCCATACCTGGGCATAGTTTAAATTCGGCATATATTCACCTTATCCTTTCTTAGTTGTTGAAGCGGTTCCAACGTTTAGTCGGTACGCTCGCCTGCGGTGTCTGTGTTCCTGGCTGAGGCTCTCCGATGGTTCCACTAGATGCCCCAACTTGCACGAAACCCGTAGCCCCTGCCTGAGGTTTCAGTCCTGGAACGTCTTCCAGAACCTTATTGATGGCAGCTTTTAAAGCCTCACCGTTGATTTTTCCATCCTGCCCGATAACCTGGCTCAGATCTGCCATTTTCAGGACATATGGAATCGTTTTAGAATCAATCCCCAGTTCAACTGCCGCCAGCACTCCGGCACTCTGAATCTGGGCCTCCTGAGCCGCTGTCTGCGCCTTAGCAAGCTGTGACTGCATAGCACCTACATCTGGCTGATTCTTTGCTTTCTCAGCCTTAAAAGCTGCGATTGCCTGTTCAACCTCCTCCTGGCTAAGCCCCTGCTGTTTAAAATAGGCTTTCAATGCCGTATCTTCCTTAGCAGCCAGAGTACCATCCAACATCTGCTGAATCTTTCCATAGTCAATTGTCGGCGGTGTCGGCTGTGGTTCTGGCGGTGTTGGCTGTGGCTCCGGTGGTGTCGGATTACCAGGTTCAGCAAAAAGCTGTAAGTTCATCGGGAATTTCTTTCTCATGTCTTCGTGCTCCTTTCCATTTATGAGAGTGTCTCTCTTGTTACCTGTCCATTTTCATCGGTGTCACCGGCCGCGCAGAGTTTAGAGCCATACTCGCGTTTGGGCATAAAAATAACACGCATTTCTGCGTGCTTATAACCGTTGCGACGTCGCAACAAAACATATGCAAAACATCAATCCCTGTGACTTATGCTTGCATATTTTCTAAAAAAATGGTATAAAACAATTAAGAAAAGACCATTTCCCGTCCCCATTGTCCCACTCGATGAGTGGTTGACCGGATGGATAAATGGTCTTTTTATTTTCTCATATACACCTTTTCTATTTTGCCATCTTTCATCACAACAATTTTTTCTATAAACCTAGTATGATGCGAACTATAAAGACCATTTATCTGCCGCTCTATCTCTTCCGCGGATAACGGACATTCCGTAATATCGAAAATGAAATTGGGTGATTGTTTCTTTTTCTTCGCAATCATATTGTAAAATACATTTTTCCCAGAACTTTTAAAAGTTTTTAAATCAAATCGCTCCCCATTAATCAAATAGTCCGGTGTTTGTATGCCTTGTGGGTACATTATCTGAGGGACAAATTCAACAATCTTTCCATACTTTTTGCTCAATACCGCAGCAACAGACCGTTCCTGTTCCGTAGGATGAAGTGTAACCCTTTTTCCATCCACTTTATAAGTCACTCCGTTGACATCATATTCTTTCATGTCAATAAGAGAGCCGTCCGTGTTCTTTTTAGTCCATTCATCTGTAATTTCATCTGGCATGCCAAAAAACTGCTCTTCCCGCTTCTGCTCTATGTAATCGCTCGCATCTAAATTGCCAGTCTTAAACCGAACATTTCTCCACTCTGAAGCCTTTCTCCCATAGATCTGTTTGTTATCCGGATCCAGTGAATATTCAGCCAACCGACTATACTTCTCTTCCTGGCGCTTTGTGTACTGCTGCCGGACTTCCTGCTGGCTCTGTAGACCTACATTCTCCAGTTCCTCTTTTGTCCAGGTATCGTCTGCTGTGGAGATGCCAGGGAAATATGTAGTATGAGAGTCCTTACAGCGGGGATGATACAGCCCCTTACTGATAGCGTAGCTCATAAGCGGATACCGCTTCCCGGTCTCCGGATCCACACCATCCTTGCTGCCACCGCTCCACACATCATCAATCAGCACCTTGCCGACAAAGGGCAGGCACTTCGGACACGGGTTTCCACGCTTTGCCATGATAACAGTGGCAACGCCCCACTCCTGCCGTTTCTCGCCCTCTCCCTGCAGGTATGCCCGCTTGCTGGCCGTCCTGATCGCCATATCAGCATAATCAGAGAGTGTGTGGCGTGCACCGTTGGCGTACATCACACAATTAAGGCCACGGGACAGCATGTCCTTCGTAGCCATATCAACAGCCTTTTCGTATGTGCCTGCTCCGGTATTGGCATACACCTGCGCGTTGAATATGGCTTTGCGGTAATCATCGTTGGCCTTGCGGAGCACTGCTGTTTCCGCAGCTTCCATATCGTGCGTAGTGGCTTCGATCAGCGCATCCAACTTCCGGTCATTCAGCTTAAAGAACTCTGCCGTCATTGCATCATGCGCCGGTGTCCCGTTCCTGCCGTGGGTCTTCCATCCTTTCCTGATAGCCTGCAAGATTCTGATTTCCTGCTTCATATTGCCTTTCATGCGTGCCTGGCGGATCAGATGCTCAATCTGGCTATTGATGCTTTTAAACTGCTTTTGGTACTTCTTCTGGTTCTTCCGCTTGTACTTTTCCAGGGCTTTCAGCTGTTCCACCTGCCACATGGACCAGTTGTAACCTTCCTTGGTCTCTTCCGCCCTGTGCCGATCCATATTCCGGATCATGGATGCAATCAGTTCGTTTTCGATGCGCCGGAAGGCCTCAGCAAGATCGTACTCATCAGGTTGCACTCATCAGCGCCCCTTCCATAGCATCCTGTCCTGCAGGCTGCAGTATCTGGCCGTCGTTTGAGAGTACCTTGAATCCCTGTGCCTTGAATCCGTGAATCAGCTTTTTTAACTGGCTCATGCTCTTGCATTTGTCATTCCGGAGTTCCGCGTATCCTTTTTTCTCGATAGCGTACACGCCAAACGGTACCTGATCACTTGCCATCTTTAACAGCCCTTGGTACTCCTCCTGGCTCATTCTGTACACTCGGTTCATCACCTTCACCTGCATCTCCGTCACCTCCCAGATTAACATTAAAAAGCCCGGCAGCCATATTGACTCCCGGTTCATCTACTTCTACAATTCCCTGCTCTGTTTTCAACCTTGCGACTTCTTCTTTCTTCCATTTATCATCCCTAGAATCACCGTATAACTCTTCCACCTGAGCTTCTATGCTCATCAAAGCGGTTCCCGGTCTTGCTTTCGACAAGGTCTCCACCTGGCTTTCAAAAGACGGGTTGGCATACTCTCCAAACGGAATGTCAACCTTTACTTCTTCGACCGGCCGACCAATCAAGATATTATAGGCATTTACAGCGGCACTAACCACTTCTGGAAGTGTTTCCTGCAATGCCTCTACGATAGCATTTCTGGTGTAAAGGGTTGTCTTCTCTTTCTCCCTCTGCGCTTCTGCATTATCCAGCTTCTTGGTATCAATCCCCAATGTACTTGGACTAATGATTCCTTGCAGACACAGGTCCAGGGCTGTGATATAAGACGCAAGATAGCCATCATGAGGAATTACAGGTTGTTCTGTGGTGATCTGGTTCTTTCCATCCTCCGCCATATTGTCATTCCCGGCGATGTAGCGGTTATCAAATGCGTTCGGCTTCAGTAGCATGCCATTCTGTGGGTCGCGCGGCAAAAAAGCCTCTGGAATGAACGTTCTGGCTCTTCCAGCCCTGAGCGCATCCATCCACTGAGACCACGTCTCATCAAACGCATCGAAACTGTCCAGTTTTCCATCAAAGATTGAGCCGCCACGACCTTTCCACTTCGCTGATTCATAAACCTTTATTGGCACAGCCAAGATTGTTTTTCTGTCAAATGTGAAATCCTGCAGATTCTTTGTTTCTTCCAACACACTCAAATCAACGTGCTTCTCACCCTGATACAGTTCGTTGATGATATAGCCATACCCATAGCGCTCGTTAAGTACATACTGCTTTCCTTTGGCCTCATATGACTTTTTAAAGATTACTTCTCTCAATCGGCCTCTCTGGCGAATTATCTCTATTTGTTCCCCTGGATACCACTCCAAGATGGGGTACTGGCTTACAGATGTATCAATTGTTACCTTGTAGGCTCCATCTCCGATATAGAGCGCCTCTTTTAAAGCTTCCTCGAATCCCTTCCGGAACTTGTTTTCCTGCTCGATCTCTTTCCAGAGCTGTTCCTGGGCACCGTTCTCAAACTCAAAGTCATTCATGTCAGATAGAACAACAGAAGAAAGAACACGCACAATCAGCCCGGGAAGGCCTGTATGGATCTTTCTCATTTCCATTCCCGGGCTGCACCTGGATGCCCAGAACTTATATCTATCTACCATCTCCGGACTCTGCTGATACATCTGCTCCAATTCGTTTCCATCTCCGCGATACCAGATACGGTTTCTTATAGCCGATAACTCATAATCCATTACTTCTTGGATTCGAATTGTTGTCGGGCTGGCCCCTTGGACATTCAGCCAACTCCGTATTCCTCTTTTCACGCCCTCACTCAAATTTGATATCCACCTCACTTTTATGCCTCCTCTTCGAATCCGATTAAATGCTTATACGGAATCCAGCTATACTGATTTGCGTTGATTGTATGATCGTTTCCATCCTCTGGTTCGTCCTTATCTTCCTTCCAGCTGTATTTTTCCATCTCAGCCAGATGGTTCTCACACTCATCGACTACCAGATAGCAGCCCTGCTGTATCCATCCAAGCTGCAGTTTGATACGGTCAACAATTCCAAACTTTTTGTAGGCATCCCAGAAATTATAAAGGCAACCATGCAGGCGCTTGTATTTCTTAAGCTCTGTCATGGTTGCCTGGTCAGCATTGTCCACATATACGTCTTTGGCAAATCCCCACTCGTTCCGGCACTGTTCCAAGAAGCCGACTAACTTAACTGCCGTGTCGCTGGGTGCTATCGGGGTTTCTAAATCTCGGTTGTTATACACCTTTTCTTTTAGGGTGATGAGTCTCCGGTCTGTTGTGATGCCCTGGAAGATAAAGGAAATTGTATCTGGGGACTTACTGGAGTAGGCCGTATCGACTCCGCAAGTGAATTTCTTCCATCGGATCCGCCCTGCTCTCACTTCTGCCTGCACCCATGCGGATGTCACCACATGCTTCTTCCGGTCGAAATTCGGGAAAATAAGTCCAGATGCTTTTCCTCTGAGTCCCTGAATCTTGTTCTTCCAGATCTTCGTACCCTTCGGTGTGTTCTGGATGATCCGCTGCTTCTTTTCTTCCGGAAGACCGGCATTATCGTCAAAAGAAAAGAACCAATGCACCCAGCTGGGCTTTGGTTCTTCTTTTAGTTCGTCTTTAATTTCCTGCGGAGTCTCCGACTCCCACTCTGGAAGCGGTCTGCTGCAGTTAATATATTCTTTGTACACATCCAAGCTTGGATCATCCGGATTCAGAGTCGCCATCAAGTAATCGCACCTCATGGATGCCTCACGTACAAAATCAATATCTGCAGTGTTGATCTCATCAATGTATAGGCATCCATACTGACCACCCAAAGCGTCTTTCCATTTCCGTTTATTCCCGTAGCCTACTACAAAGATGATCTTGTCGCCGCCGGATGTATGGAACAGGATATGCGGCATCTTGTATTCTCCGGATCCGTTGCCCTTATATTCCACTAAGATTCCAAAATCATCCAGGATTCCCAGATCCTTGTTGATGATATTCTTCTCAGCCGCTCCGGTATCATCCGCTGCCAGAATATGCAGCTTCTTCGGTGACTCTGCCACCTTCAACATAAATTTGAACAGCCCTACTGTCGTCTTTCCGGCCGCCGTCGTGCCTTCCAGAAACTCTGCCGGAGCATTACACTGAAGGAATGCCTTGTACTTGTCTGACAGTACCAGACGTTCAGCACTCACTAGCCACCACCTCGCATCTGCTGCAGAATATCGTCCAGCTTAGCCTTCTCATCATCCAGGCCGGAGACCTCTATTCGATCCTTGAACATTCCCAAGTGACGTCCCAGCAACTCCAAAGCTTTCTCTTTGTCATTCAGCTTCAACTCTATTCCGTTCTTGCCTTTTTTTATCCCGGCTATTGCCTTCATCTGCCCTTCCGACAGATCTGCTGTATTTGTCAGGATCACTCTATTATTCACGATCTGAGCGAAGTCCGTAGCATTGGCAAATGCAATGGCAGCCAGTTCCTGCAGCACCATGTCCTGGGTGATTTCTGTCCGTTTCTGCCGATCCTGCATCCGCTTCTCGACATACGCCGCAACCTTAACATTCCTTAACAGTCGTGCCGCCGCAGCTGCTGCAGTCTCATCGCTCTTGACCCGCGGATATGCGACCTTGTAAGCCCGGGTGGCATTCAGGTCAATCAGATATTCATCCGCAAAAATCTTCTGTTTTTCTGTCACTCGTGCTCACCTCTCTTTCTAAAATACGATCCCACCGGCACCATAGGAGACAGCCTGGCGCTGCCTCTCGGAGGTGTTGCTTGCTGGTGCCGTGTGCGCCGCATGAAAATCGACATAACAAAAGCACCTATCTTTTCGACAGGTGCCCTCGGGAGAAAATCAATTATGGTCATGAAACCATCGGGGCGGAAGGAATTGAACCCTCGACACGCTGGATATAAGCCAGCTGCTCTAACCGACTGAGCTACGCCCCAGGGGGATTCCCCGCCGGGGTCACTGTCCAGCGGGGATTGAAGTATATACGGAGGAGTATTCAACGCTCTTGCAAGCGTGTCCGTTGAAGCTGTCAGCTA